GCTACGCTAAGCGCAGAAACAACTGCGTCTGTTCCGGTGGAGGCTTCGTCTACGGAGCTAGTGAAGGCGGTAAAACCGCCCCACCCTTGTTCGCCCCAGTAGCCGTCGCCCCATCCAGCCATATCAAACGTTCAAGCTGAATGTGTATGTTACAGACAGTGTGTCGCCGTTAACCACAACACGGTCACCGGGGGAGCCAAAGTCAGCAGCAGAAAACAAAGTACCTGTTGTGCCACTTTTGTTATTAGCGCTGGTCAAGAACGCGCCAGCAACGGTGCCTCCTGCGCCGTCAATGTTAAACACTGCTGCAGAAGCTGTGTTAGTCACTACAGAGGGAGTAGCGGTTGTAGCTGCTGCAAATGTAGCTGTCACACGGTTTGCATTGCTGTAGTTAACATACTCTGTCCAACCAGCGTGAGAAGCCATAGTGTCGGCAGCGGCAATTGTAGTACCAGAGCCGGGGCCAGTAATTAAACCCAAATACCAAGTGGTGATTCGGGCTGTTGCTCCATCTAAAGAAGTACCGGCCATATACTGAAGACCAGCGGTTACCACGAGATTTTTAGACTCAGTAGCCCACTTCAAGTTACCGTCTTTGTCACGGCACTCAACGTGGTATGCGCCTGCGGCTTGTGCAGCTTCAGCGGCTTTAGTGTTGCAAGATAGGCCACCAGAAACTACGTCGGTGGCTTTGGTTTTTTCAATAGTCATGATGACTCCTTAGTTAGAACTACGAATGAGAGCCGCCGTAGCGGTATTTGCTGGCATGGTGATTGTAAATGTACCAACGGATGTTTTGTCAGAACCGAAGTCCAACACAGCAACAGATTTGTTACCTTGGGTAGAGTTGTAAATCAACGCACATCTTGCGGTGATTGCCCCATTCCACGAGATGTTTGGAAAGCCTACAAAAGCTGTGTACCCAGAAGACGATACCGTGATAGGTGTTAACTGCGCCCCACCAGCAGAGTAAGTGCCTGTATTAGGTACTTCGTCAGTTGAACTGTATACGGTTGTGTCTTCGTTCAGATTAGCGTTAGCCGTGTACAAGGCAATCTTAATAACGTCAGTCGTGAGGTCATGAATACCTTGGTATAACTGCGCTTTAAAGCTGGTGGTTTGGGTTTGTACAATAGCCATCAGGTTACCGCCTGTCTATATTGGCCGGAACGATAAGCGTCTTGACGCTCCATACCATCACCCAGACGTTTAGCTAATGCAAGCGCTTCTTGGTACTTGCCGTTATACAGCGCCATCATATCTGGCTCACCTTTCATGTAGGTGTAAGCTTCGACCAAAGAGCCATACAAAAGCACGGAGTCAAAGTTGTCACCAAGCCACGTACGGCCATCTGCCGCAACTGTGATTGACTCGGGGTAGAAGTAATAGTGAAGTTCGGTAAAATAGGCTGCATTAGGTGTAGGGCCAAGGATAAACGTTAGCTCGTCGGCATTGTCTGAACGAGGGCCAAACAAAGCATAGTATTTTGGTACATCCGTATCGTTTGGTGTGGGGTACGCTTGTCGAATAAAATTAACGTCTTTGTTAAGCAAGTACTCGTACGTACCCGTATTCATATCACTGCCCACCACATCTGTCACAACAGCCAAAGAATACACAGCTAAAAAGTCTGTGGGGCACTGCAAATATTTATTATTTGCCGTCATCTGCCCATACACGTTCTTGCGAATAGATGGAAACTGAACCGAGTTATAAATACGCTGCTCAGCCTGCGTAACGAACACGGGAATATTAGTCACGAAATCTGCTTCCGTGTTCTCCGTGTACGCTTGGATTGCGTTGTATAGCGCGGTTCTGTCCATATTTATGCCATCGGGCCTCGGGCTGTAATGCCTTTAGTCGCCGCGCCGTTACCACGGGTGACGATACCGGATGTCTTAGTTGGGTTTTCACCGTTGTTAATGACACCGACGCTCATCTTCATGGTGTTAAGGCTACTAATGCTAGAGTCCTTGCCGGGGTTAGTCGACATCACTAGAGGCTTGCCATTCATTTTGTGCGGTGCAGCATAAGTGGCGGCGTCGCCAACTTCTTTACCCATAACTTTTTTGCTAAATTTAGCCATGATTAACCTCGTTTCTGGTTGGCAATTTTTGCCAAATTACGTCCCATAGACAACATGTCTGCGTCAGTTTTGCCGCCCTTGCCGCCTTTACCGCCTTTTAAAGCGGCTGATGTAGGGCCACTATCGCCTAGATTTGTTCCTTCGGTTTTGCCTTTTCTAGCAATTCCGTCTGCTGCTTTTTTAAATCCCATTTTAATCTCCTAAGTAACTGTTACCGTAACTGTACCAACAAATGTCGTTGCCACCAAGTAGTTTGGCGTCAAAGCGACATCAAAATTACTCGACCCACCAACAGGGTTCCACCCCCACTGAATATCTCGTGAACCACTAGTCGGGTTACCCGCAGTATTTGCGCCTGCCGTAACGTAGGTTGAATCATTACGAGGATTACGCACAGCTTGCGGGTCATCAACTGGATACATACCCAACTGCAACTGCGGCTGATCGGGATCCCAACACTGGGGGCATACAAGCAGGTTATATATCTTGGTCTTCTGAATCTCTTTTTTCAACGCCGTCAATTTGTACTGAAAGCCACACCTATCGCACATGGCGATACTGTTCTTTGCAGAAGCAAACCTATTGCCCATTAAGTACCACCACCAATAAACTGTTGTCTAGGTACAAAGCGAATAGCCGCTTTCTCTCGGTCTTCAGTCGCGGCCAATTCCCAAGCCTCGTCATACTGCTGTTTTAGTACGGGTAAGCGCTCAGCGCCACCGGCAATCTTCAACGCCAAATAGTATGCAAGGCCAGCGGCTAAACAGGGGATAAATCTAAACGGCACGTCCATCACGTTCACACCACCACCAGCGTCTTGCGTGCGGCGTAAGCGCCAGTAAACAAATGTGTACTGCTGTGACCCATCAGGAGTTGGCCAAACTGTAATAGCCGGAACCTGCGCCCAGTACACAGTAGCCGCAGCGGTATGGCCTACAGCAATTGTTTCTTGCTGACCACGGGAGCAGTTAAACAGTGTGCCGGACTTGGCGTTTGTATTCTGTGTGATGTAGCTGTAATTGATGATCTCGTCATCAATTTTAATGAAGCCAGTTGCTGGTAAGCCTGTCACATCGTTTAACACAATTGATGTGCTTGTAGCTGTAATCGTCGTTGTAAGCGTTGCAGCAATAGGGGAGTTTTGGCCGTTATATCGTTGAATCCAGACTTGAATTGGTCTAGCTTGTTGAATCTTGTTGGGAATCGTAGCGTAGGTAGAAACACTAATACGTGTGATTGTTAAGTCGGCCTGTGTATTAGCTGCGTTAGGCTGCGTACGAATAACGTGCTCAATTAAATCAACTGTGCTGTCTGGCAAGGCGTATGTATTCTGGCCCTGAACAAGAGTAATCTCACCCTGCTCTATAGTCCACATATTGATGCCGCGATTAGCCCAGTCCGCAAACATAATGTTCAAGCTACGACGAGCAGTACGCAGGTCATAGCCAGTGCGCATCTCACCACCGGCGCGTTCAAACGCTTCCTCGACCAATTCGTCGAGTTGGAGATTAAAACCTGATGCGCCAGAAGTGGTTGCCATTATCTAAATCCCGCCGTTTTCTTTGCAATTGTTTTTGGTTGGGCTACGAATTGTTTCCCGGCGGCTTTTCCGGCTCGCTTGGCTTTGGTCGTCGCAGCGTACTCAGCAGGGCTGAGACTTTTGATCGCAGCTTTTGGAAGGTATCGTTCACCAGTGTCAGAAGATTTTTTACCACTTTTAGTTGTCCAATCTTGTTTGCCCCAGTCCTTTAAAGACTGTTGCGGTTTAGCCAACCCACCACCGGCCATTTTTTTCTTACCGGCACAATGAGCCTTCTCTGAGAAACCTTTTGGGGCATCACAGTTTATGGCTTTCTTGCGCTTGTCAGACCACTTAGTCACGATAGCCACCACCTGCGGCTTTGTACTTCTTGGCAACTAACTGAGCTTTACGCGCTGACCATTGGCCTGCGCCCGTACCTTGTGTAGCTGCGGCTTTTACCTGAGACACAATCCTCTTACGAAGACTAGGTTTTGTGTAATTACCAGCAGCATTGACTTTACCGCCCTCTGCATACTGCGTGAAGTCAGTATCATCCCGACGAGCTTTACGCTTACCCTTGGGCATTTTACTGGGGGAGATGGCTCCCATTCCACGGCTGGCTATCATGGTTACACCATCTTTCCGCGAGTCTTACCCTTAGTGGCGCAGCCATCAGCACGACTAGAAGCAGTTAAACCGCCTTTAGCTTTTTTGCTTACGGATGCGCCATCAATGTCTTGTGGTACAGGCATACCTTCACGGAAGACTGAATCTTTAGGCGCAGTCTTCTTAGGGGTTGGAGTCTTAGGCGCTGGTTTTTTAGCCGCTGGCTTTTTAGAAGCCGGTGCGCCTTCGGGATCCATGGGCGGTTGCCCCATTTCAGCAGTGTAAACTGGATCAGCCATGACTTAGCACATCTTCCCGCGAGTCTTACCCTTAGAAGCAATACCGTCGGCGCGTTTAGAAGCTGAAGAAGTCATACCGCCGGAAGCCATCTTAGTTGCGCCACCATTTTTCATACCAAAAGCAGAACGTAGGCGTTGGCTAACTGAACGTGTATCAGTTGTAGAACCAGCTTTAGCGCGATCGCGGCTCATCTTCATACGCTCAGTTAAAGACAATTTAGTCTCGTCAACAGGAGCTGCTTTAGCGGCGGGCTTAGACTCAGACTTAGCGGCAGGTTTAGCAGCAGCTTTAGGTTTGGGGGCAGCTTTAGGTGCAGCTTTAGTCGTAACCGTTGTTGTCTCAGAAGTACCAGAATCACCAAACTCTTTAGCATTGGGGTTTGACAGCATGCCCTCTGTGCTTTTGTTAGCCTCTTCCATCTCGTCAATGGGCCCGCCGTCTTGATAACGTTTTTTCATGATTAACTCCTTAGATTAGCAGGCTTTGCCGCCCATGTTCATCTTAACCATCTTGCCTTTGGTTTTACCCTTAGACGCAACGCCATTTGGTGTTGTACCGGTTTTTACAGCGCCCATCTTAGATGACATGCCGCCTTTTTTCATGCCCGCATGAGCCTTAGACGCTGATGCAGAAGCATGAGCTTTTAGGGAAGAGGATATGCCGCCGTGTTTCATTGCGCCTTTGCCGTCACCGATAAAAGCAGGCTTGCCATCTTTCATGGGCATGCCGCCACCGGCCATTTTAGTTGCGCCTTTTTTCTTGGCCATCATTGCCATAAATCCGGGGTTCATTTTAGAAGCCATAGTATTACCGCCTTCTTTCATAAGTGACATCTTGCCATGAAGTGTCTTAGGTTTGTTAACTTTTTGAAGGTCAGCGCGGGATGTATCTGAGCCCTTGCCAAACTTCATCCCTTTGCTCGCGCCGCTAAATTCTTTAGCAACCGATACCGGTACACCCGCAGCCTTTGCAAACTTCGGGTTGTGTGCAGCAGCATCCATGAACTGCTTTTGTTTTTCACTCTTGGCTGGCATCATTATCTCCTACGCTGGATAAGCCCGCCACGCAGGTACTGTTCGTATTCTGCTTGAATATCAAATTCATTTTTGCCATAACCACCGTCTTGGGGCATATTGTCACCAGCAAAATCATTAAGACCCGGCTGAAAATCGCTTATGCTATTTGAAAAATCGTACTCGGCATCTAAGCGTGATTGATCGTATTCTCCCGATGGCCCAACGTACTGAGGGTTGTTTGGGTTAATGGTACCGTACTCCATATCCCGCAAGCGGTCTTCAAAATTTTCCAGATTTCCCGGCCTGTTTACTTGTGCGCTTAACTCTGCCATTTGCCTGTTGTATTCCTCTTCAGACAATTGATTTTCTGGGCGACCTCTGTAATAAGGCTCCACTGCGTATTGATCGGACAAAACTTGCGCACCTTTTAAACCACCTCCTAGTGTTGGATTAAACTTGTCTGTAAGGTACTGAATAAGCTGATTGCCGTAGTACGTCTGAGGACTAAGAATTTTAAGAATATCATCCCGTTGTTGCACCGTAGGCTGTGAATTAGCGTACTCACGCCCCAATATACTAGCAAGTCCAAGTAAAGGTACAGCCATGATTACTTGTCCTTTTTCCTGCGAATTAACTCAGCAAAAGGTTTACCTGCAATCATTTCAATGATCCGCATGCCTGTCCACACAATCGTAAACAGTGCGGCAACAGCAGGAAGTAGTTGCATTACCGTACCAATAGCCGTAACAGCGGCAACGCCATCTGCTACATGTTTTATGGTTTCAACGTTTTCTTGTTTCATACCATCCGCCCTCTTGTCTTGCCTTGTGTAACGCAGCCATCAGCCGCAGTTACATAGCCACCATCCTTACAGTTCCACGCCCTCAAAGATTTATTTATCCTTGAATCCGGGTCGTTGGCCGTCTTTGCGCTGGTCAGCTTCTTTTTCATGCCACTCATCCTTGCACAGAAGGAGTCGCGCCGTGAGCCGCCTTCCGGCTGGGGCCGTTTCAAATTCATGCCTTGCGCTTTCGCAGAGGCTCGCCCCTTGGCGTTCAAGCCACCCTCGGGGTTTTTGCCTTCTTTCCTCTGCCATGCTGGGGATTTAGCCATAAAACACCGTTGCTGTTACAGAACCGCCGACACCTACAAACATACCGTTTTTACAGTATATGCCTTCACCGGGAATTAGCACCGGTAAACCAATAATGTTAAATGTGTCAAGCTCTAACAAGATACTACTATAAAACGTTATGGCTCCGCTAGTTGCAGTGCTTGCCGCAGTCGTCACCGTAAAGACGTTTGCGTTCGTTACAGTAACTGCGTAGACCCCGTCCACTGCCGTACCGGTAGTAAAGTCCATAAAGACTCTATCGCCTGTAGTCAGGCCGTGAGCCGTAATGGTGACGGTAACTGTAGTGCTTGCCGCAAGCCTAGCGTATGTGCCTGTCTTAAAAATTGTGGGATCAGCCACTGCCATATTACGTACAGACGCTGAAGCTGGGGACACCGTAATAGATTTAAGCCGAACGGCATAATCCGTCA